ACCGCTGCTATAACAAGCATTACCCTTACTGACCAGCAGTCGGGTAACTTTGTTATTGGCTCAATGTTTTCCCTTTACAAAATTACAAAAGGCTCTGACGGAATAGTAACCACCAGCACTACCTAACAAGAAAGAAAAGAAATGACAGATACACCAATGAAAGTAGTCGTGGATTGTGCCACAGGCGAATCTACAACAGTACCTCTGACCGAGGCAGAACTAGCCCAGCGTGAGATAGACCGAGTAGCTTTTGAAGCATCGGAAGCGGAGCGCAAAGCTGCCGAGCAAGCACAGGAAAATCTCAAAGCCTCTGCTAATGCCAAGCTTCTTGCTCTAGGTCTTACCGAAGCTGAAGTAGCAGCTCTAACCGCATAATGGCTGAGGAAACAACTTCTGTTCGCATCACCCAAGCTGACATCTATAAGAAGCAGCTTGAGCATGGCGAGATTTTGGTCAAGGTATTACAAAAGCTAGACCACCTTGACGATGTGCCTGACCGAATTAGAGAAGTTGAACTCACCCTTGCCAGACTTGCCTGGATTGAGCGTATTGCCTACACAGGACTTACAGGATCAGTAATAGCAATCATTGGCTTGATAGCCGCAACGATAGGAAAATAATGACCACATGGATTAGACCGGTTGACGGCGGAAGCATCTCTGACACTTTTGATGGACATAAGAACAGGGCAAAGCCAGCTCTAAACCCTGGCATTGACTACGCAGTCCCAACTGGCACACCAGTCAAAGCAGTTGCTGATGGAACCATTACAGGCATCGTTCCAACCTTTACTGGGTCTGGTGGTCGCATGATTTTTCAAAGCTTTCCATCAGGCCACAACGCAGACTACCTACACCTATCGCGCATTGATGTAGTTGCTGGTCAAGAAGTCAAGCAAGGTCAGGTCATCGGGCTTGTCGGTGGATCAGGTCTAGGCAAAGAAAACGGCTACGGCGCACACCTTCACTTCTCATTTAGAGTCGGTGGTAAGCCAACTATGGGTACTGGGAACATTGACTATGAAGCGTTTAGAGGCGCACCTACAAGCGCGATACCTAGCAAACCTGCTTCACCTGCTAAGGCTGGGTCAAGAGCTTACAGAGGCAAAGAACTTAGACAGGGCGAACCAGCAGGGCCAGATGTGCTTTACCTACAAAACAAACTTGGTGTAAACCCACCAGGTCCATTTGGCCCATTGACTCATGCTGCTGTGGTCGCTTTCCAAAAGAAGCATGGACTACTAGCAGATGGAATTGTCGGCCCTCTTACTTGGTCAAAATTAGGATAACTTGCTCGAACGATTAGCAACATCAAAAAGCCTACGGATAATCTCTGTGGGCTTTTTTCTTTTCTTTATGGCTTGGCAACCTTTACCTGCCTATTCTGCCCAAGCCACAGCAACTGTAATTTGTCAAGACCCAAACGGAAATCAACAGACCTACGGAATTGGATGGAACAATGAAAACGACTACTTCTTGGATAAGGGCAACATTCCCCAGCACTTTTGCGAGGGTGGCTTTGCTGGTGAGTTCACCACTTTTGTTAGCGTGGTATCTCTTGACGGCAGTGAGCTGGATCCTGCTTTGCTTTACCATCCTGATTATGTTGCTGATACCGAGCCTGACCCTCTACCATCTCCTGAGCCTAGTCCAGAAGCTACTCAAGAGCCGGAAGTGATTGACCCAAGCCCTGAGCCAAGTGCTGAACCCAGCCCAGAGCCAACGCCTGAGCCTACGATTAAACCCAGCCCTGAACCTACTGTTGAACCTCAGCCTGAACCTGCCCCTGCCCCACCAGTTGAACCCACGCCAGAGCCAGAACCTACTGTAATTAGCCCTGTAAGCCCTGTACAGCCGATTGAGCCTGAAATAAGCCCATCACCTACCCCTAGCCCTGATAACACGCCTACGCCCGTTATAGAGCCTGAAGTCGAGCAAAGTTTGATTGAAAACATAGCAGCCTTACCTCAACTAGCGTTAGAACAGGTTGCTAAACTTGTAGATAACCTACGCTCAATCGGGTCGGACATGAGTCCAGAAGTACGAGAGCAGTCGCAGCAAGTAATTGTTGCCTCTGTAATCGTCACCCAAGTCGCATTGGCAGGTAGGAAGTTTTGAAGTTTCTAAAAGACCAACTAGATCAGTCTTGGACAATCCTGGGACTAGGTATCGCTTGGGTAGTTCTTGAAGGCTCAGCCAAGGACTTTGTAGGTTGGGCAATTTTGGCAACAATACTCATCTGGGCAGCAACTTACCCTTTACGAAAGGACTAACTCATGTGGTTAGACATCATTAGACGCACTTTTGCAGTAATCATCTTGAAGGTCACCGGTATCTTTGTCGGTGGAGCTGTCATCGGCCTTGAGGTTATCCAGGCTGTTGCTATGGCTGCCTTTGCTGGAATTATTGATGTAGCTCAGGAGCTATCTCGGTCTTACCTTGCAGACGGCAAGATTGACCCAGATGAGCTAAACAAGAGCTTTGGCAAGATTGCTGATAAGTCAGGCCCTAGCTCGAAGCCCTAAGCTTCTGGCGTTCCTCATAGGTAGTGCCACCCCAAATGCCCTGCATCCCTGCTGATAGGGCATAGTCAAAGCACCTTAGCCTGACTGGGCAATCGTTACAGACTTCTTTGGCTACCTTGATCATTGACCTGCGAATGTCTTGGTTATGCTCATCCTCTGGGAAAAAGACCTCTGGGACTGAGGCACATTGAACCCCATCATTGTTTCTTATTGCTTCTTGCAACTCAATATATTTGCGTTCAATCTGGCGTAATGTCATAGGTACACCCTAGAGTGAAACCATACAGAATAGCAAAGCCACGCCGAGAGAGTTAGCGTGGCCTTGCGACAAGGAAAAGAGAGGGAAACCTTGCCAGTAAACAAACTACCATTCACCGAACTACTCGATGCTGTCCTACTTGGCGACTTTGCCAACGGCAGTCAAGAGTGGCACGATCTAAGAAACGAACCAGGTGTTGTTGGTGGCTCTGACATCGGAGCAATCGCCGGACTAAGCACTTGGGAATCAGCAATTACTAAGTGGGCAAAAAAGACAGGTCAGATACCTGATGAGGTCACACCGAATATGAGCATGAAGCTTGGCACAATTCTTGAGTCACCTATCTTGAACTTGTTTGCTGACGAGCATCCTGAGCTGACTATTTGGGAAACTGGAACATGGGCGAACAAAGAACACCCTTGGGCTAGGTCAAACCCTGACGGCATTTATCAGACTGAGGATGGTCAACTTGGAATTATCGAGGTCAAGTTCTCACGCGATTACTGGAGTGGAGTGCCACAGGCTTATCGCGCTCAAGTGCTTTGGTACATGAGGGTCTTTGGAATCAAGCAAGCTAAGTTAGTTGCGCTCGCAGGTTCTAGCTACATGGAGTTTGACATCGAATGGGATGAGTTCGAGGCACAGACACTTTGGGATGCTGCTGTCAGATTTAGACAGGCTTGCCTAGACATGAAAATGCCCTACTGGGATGGAAGCAACTCAACCCTAGAAACGATTAGGGCCTTATCACCTGGCATTGTTGACACCGAGGTTGACCTTGATGACTTAGGTATGCACTACCTAAACTCGGTTGACGAATATGAGAAGGCTAACGCCAAAATGACAGACCTAAAGGCTAGAGTAATAAACGCAATGGATGGGGCTAAGCGAGGTCTGGTCTTTGGTGAGCATCTGCTCAGCCTGAGATCAAGAGCTGGTGGCGCACCATACCTACACCACGAGAAAGGGAAATAAGAATGGCAAATAACTACAAAGGTCCATTGGACTACATTGATGTAGCAACACGCATAGTCGAGTTTAGGGAGAAGTTCCCACAAGGCTCACTTCAGCAAGTCAGCTATGAGTTTGTAAATGTAAACGGCAAGGATTGGATTATCTATACTGCTGCCGCTTATCGCTCACCGGATGATGCGCGACCAGGTATCGGAACAGCTTGGGAGCCAATCCCAGGACCTACAAACTTTACAAGAGATAGCGAAGTTCAGAACGCAGAAACAGCGGCTTGGGGTCGCGCGATGGTTGCTGCTCTAGCTGTTGATACCAAACAAGGCATTGCTAGTTCTCAGGAAATTCGCAACAGACAAGTCAAGAGTTCGGCAACCACTAAGGATTGGCTGGCGATGACTGAGGCATTAGGGAATGACATCGAGGGTTTACGATTGTTATACAGCCAAGCTAAAACAGGTGGCGCAACCGATGACACACTCGACAGGATCAAGGCAGTAGCTAATGGACTTACAGGCAAAGAGGATTCTTCTAGCCTCAATTCTTGAAACCCAAGAGTGCCTACAAGAACAGTTTGATGTAGGGGACTTCGATTCAATAAGTGTCATTTGGAAGTTACAAAGAGAAAAAGCAGAGAGGCTAAAAAATGGAGATTATTACACCAGGCCACATAGTCGAGGAATTACAAAGGCTGACGAAAGAGATGGACAAGGGGGCTAACGCTCTCTACGATGCCGAGTGCAAGCTGGCAGATGCTGAGTCAGCTTATGACAGGGCAATTTCGCTATCCTTTATCAACAACTCTGGGACTGTGGCAGACCGGCAAGCTGTGGCTAAATTGCAAGCAGTAGAGGAAAAGCTAAAGGCTGACCTTGCTCGGGCTGAGTACAACAGGATAAAGACCAAGATGAAAACCCTGTCAGACCAAGCAACAATGATGGCTGTAATGAGCAAGAATGTCGAACTTCAGTGGCGACACGCCTAGCTGGTAGCCTTATCGGGTGATAGCCGAATCCTGCTCTTGTGGGGCCAAAATAAAGACTGATGATGCTCAGGCAATCAAACTTGTCCGAGAGTGGCGGCGTAGGCACACCTGTATAACCGACAACACCGACAACTCCGACATAATCGAAGCGGTCAATGGTGGGATGTCAGAATCAACAATCGCTTTAGGCTTTCAACCTGGTGAGATGCCAGCCAAGATTTACGATCCGTTCGATGACTAAAAAACAATTCCAGAAATACCTAGAGCGCGACTTGGGATGTTGGCATTGTGGCACTCAAGGCGATGACTTGATACCTCACCACCGGCTCAATCGCGGCATGGGCAGTAAGAATCATCTAGCTAGTCAGCCCAGCAACATCATCCCTTTATGTGCAGAGGCTAACGGCTTGCTAGAGTCAAACGCTGGATTTGCTGAGCTAGGTCGCAAGATGGGCTGGAAGCTAAGGAATCATGAAAGGCCTACTGAAGTGCCTATCTTTGGGCATGGTGGCTGGTGGCTACTAAATGACGACTTTACAAAAGACTTGCTGGAATCAGACCCCGAATACTTTTAAGGTGCTACTGTAAAGCTATAACTGAATAAAAAGATGCCCCCTAGAAGGTGAACTCCTAGAGGGCGTTGATAACCAACAATCAACCTGTTGGCATCGCTACTAAGTATAGTGTGCCAACCCGAATAGGAAGGCACATTTAGTGTTTAACTGGGACAATCTAACGCTGGCAGAGATTCTGCCGTACTACGCAAACAACATCTTCATGGCTGAGATGGACTACAAGGCTATGGGCCTTGATGCCGGTCAATGGGCGATGCTAGTCAAGCAAGCCTTTGACACCAAAGTAATCAACGCAACTGTATTGATGGTCATGCTCGATAGAGCGAGCGTTGCCTGATGCCACTCATAAGAGGTCACCACACCTTTGACGATCACTTCACCCAGATACCTAACGACTGGGTAAGGGATTCAAGATTGTCATTGAAAGCAATAGGGCTACTAACGCAACTGATGAGCCACCGACCTGGTTGGAACATGAGCATAAGTAGCTTGGCAAGATTCAACAAGACCGGAATAGACACAATCAAATCGGCAGTCAAAGAGCTTGAACTCTTGGGCTACCTAAACAGGTCAGAAAAGCAAGAACATAACCAAGACGGAACTTTTGCCGATTATGTTTGGACTACCGCTGACCCCTTCCAAAACCCCGATACGGTAAAACCCGCTAGCGGTAAACAGGACACAAAGAACACTATTACTAAAGAAGAACAACCTATAAAGAATAAACAAGAGAATATATCCTTAGATTCTTTTGATGAGTTTTGGAATCTTTATCCTAAAAAGATAGCCAAAGCTGATGCTCTAAAAGCCTGGAACAAAGCAACCAAAACCAAAACCGCTGATGAGTTATTGAAGTTGACCAAAGCCTACGCTGAGGGAAAGTTGCCAGAGGATAAATACATTCCGTACCCAGCCTCATGGCTAAATAAGGGACTCTATGAGAGTGTTGAAGTCGCTCAGGCTAAACCATTGCCTAAGCTATTCATCGGGAGAGTCAAGTGACACAATTTGAGCAGTCAGTAATCGGGTCAATCCTGCTGACCAATGGCAAGGCACTAGAGGAACTTACGCTCAGCCCAGCAGACTTTGACGATATTGCCAACGAGCGAATCTACAAAACCTTGCTAGAGATGAAGGCAGGTCGCCAGCCGATTGATGTGATGACAGTCGGTGCAGCCTTGCCAAAGCTTGCCAGCTATCTGCATGACATCGTTACCGCAACCCCAACAGCAGCTTCAGTTAGCTTCTACGCCAACAAGGTAATCGAGGATGCCACTAGGCGCAGACTTGCAGTTGCCGGCACGATGATTCACAGCAAGGCTCAGCATGAGGACTTGGCAACAGTATTTGACACAGCCAAGAAAGAGATTGATGAACTCATTGATCGCAACACCGCTACAAAGCCGAGCTATGTTGCCGATGAGCTACTGCCTTACCTTGATGAGATAGACAAGCCAAAGCACTACCCAGAAAGCCCTTGGCCTTTACTCAACGACATCATCACAGGATTCCGACCAGGTGCGCTTTACATCATCGGCGCAAGACCAGGCGTAGGTAAAACTATTGTGGGCTTACAGATTGCTTGGGAGCTATCTAAGCAAGGTCCTGTATCTTTTCACAGCCTTGAGATGGGCAAAAGCGAACTCTACAATCGCATAATCAGCATGGAAGCTGAGGTCTACATCGGCAACATTGAAAAGGGAAATCTACAAGAGTGGGAGTGGGACAGGATTGCCAAAGTCAGGCAAGACATCCAATCGCACCAGCTCGCTATCCATGACAAGTCAGGCCAGAACCTTTTACAGATTAGGGCGCTCGCAAACAGCGTGAAGGGCAACAACAGACTTGAGGCGATTGTGGTGGACTATCTAGGACTTATTCAAGACACCGAAAAGGGTCGCAAGCGTTACGAGATGATTACCGACATCAGCATCGGACTCAAGAACCTAGCCAGAGATTTGAATGTGCCGGTAATCGCACTAGCCCAACTCAACCGAGGTCCAGAGCAGCGCAAAGATTCACAGCCTGACATGGCTGACCTAAGAGATTCAGGTGGCATAGAGCAGGATGCTGACTCAGTTATCTTGTTGCATCGTGTTCAAACTGAGGATGACCAATTCGAGTGGCAAAAGAGCCAGATGATAATGAAGGTAGCTAAGAACAGACATGGTGGACTTGGAGAAGTCGCACTCAAGTTCGAGGGTCACCTTTCCAGAGTGATTGGCTAAGCTTATGGGGTGGATGACAATGTGGCACTCTGTTGCCGATGTGGAGCAACTTGGAAGGTCAATACGCATAAACGCAAGCGTAAAGACCTCAAGTGCCAATCCTGTCGGATGCATCGAGCCTTGGTCATCAAGTACGGATCCGAGAAATGCATCCCTTGGCAAGGAGATTTTGACAAGGCAACCCTCAGTATCCCAATGTTTGAAGGCAAGCCTGTATTGGTAGGCAATAGGACTTGTGGGCATAGCGACTGCACCAATCCCAACCATGTCGCTGGTGACCACTAGAGTAAAACAACAAATCGAAAGGAAATAAAGAGATGGCAATAATCAAAGTAAAGGGCGCAATAACTAGAGTCTTTTATGAAGGCAAGGGCATCGAGGTAACGGAGTCCTATGAAACCAAAACAGGCGACACCATCAACAAGCGTTACACAGTCTGGCTAAAGCAGCCAACCACGCTTGAGGCTGGCGACACAGTTCAGGTCGAGGGGCTATACAGCTCAGAGATTGACAACTGGACCAACAAGGAAGGCGAGGCAAAGCAGTCCATCAAGGTAAGCATCAACAACCCTTTGGTAGTCCCAGCAGAGCCACTACAAATTATCAAGGGCATCTTTGAACCGACTCACTCGGAGCCAAGTCCCTTTTGAAAAATCTCCGTTGGTTATTCCCAGCCGTCACCGCCGGCATACTAATAAACCTATCTACGCACTCAACAAGCGGATTAGATTGGTTGGGAATAACCTTCGGTTTGCTTTACACCTGGGCTGCCATAATGGGAGCATGGGAGCTGTATGGCAGAGGTAAGCCTTAGCGTTACCGGCGACCCAGCCAGCCAAGGATCACACGCCATAATGAATGGCAGGATTGTCCAAGTCAACAGCTCAAAGCACAAGGCATGGCGTAAGGCCATAGTCCAAGAGGCAATCGCTACCCTGCCAGATGACTGGCAACCAATAGACGAACCTTGTGAGCTAATCGTCAACTTCTATCTACCTAAACCCAAGACAGTAGATCGCCAGCTACCTAGCGTGTCACCTGACCTAGACAAGCTCATAAGGGCAGTAGGGGACAGCCTGACCGATTCAGGCGTGGTCATAGATGACAGCCGAATAGTCCGAATCTCAGCCCGTAAGCTCTACGCCGAGGGCATCGCGCCAGGGGCCACAATTCAGGTCAAAACCTTCAACTAGCCCTTTAGCGCGACACGCCGATAATTAGGGAAAATTGCCAAAATTGCCAGAAAAAGGCAAAAACTGTGCTACCTTAGATACATGGCCCAAGGGGGGCCAGATAGGAGCACCAAATGCTAAACAAAGTTACAGTCCAAATAGGAAACGCAACAATGCTTCACCTAGGTAAGAGCTTTGAGGTTAGAGGCAGATTGGTCACAGTTGTTGAATGTGGCACAAAGTCAATCAGAGGACTAAGAGTTGTTGACATTGCTGATACCAGCAGATTTGAGATTTGCGAAAGATGCGAAGCAAGAGAGGTGGCATAAATGACCAACATACAAGAAATCATGGCAGTAGCAAAAGTTACAGAGTCAGACGCATTCCAAATTGAGCAAGTAATTATGAGTGAGCAGTTACTTGACTGGTCAGAATGCACCACAGCTCAGTTCAAAAAGGCAATCAAGATAGCGCAAATGTTTATCGCTAATGGATTGAGCTGGGAATAATGAAAACAATAATTCTTTACCTAATCTCACTAACCGGCATCTTGATTGCAAGCTGGAAGATACAAGAGATACATCTCGGCTGGGGTTACACACTCGGAGTCGCAGGTTTGATCCTTGCCTTCTTTGTAGCAGTCAACGCACTAACAAAGGACACTCGCAAATGAATGAACAAGAACTAGCTGAGCGCATTATTGCCGAGGCTCAGAAGTGGACTGAGATACAGTTCACGCTTCAAGAGGGTGTGCCAGGTATGACGGCACAGACACGCAATGAAGCCAAGGCTCGCATCGAGCTAATCGAACACATCAAGCAAACCTACAAAGAAATGAGAGCAAATGCCTAACTATAATCCAGAGCCACTTGAGTTCGCAGTCAAAGACTTTCAGCCTCACCAATACAACTTTGGTGTTGCCAAGTCTGACGGAATCTACATGGGCAGGATGCTTATGAAAAACGAGGTGCTAAGTCTTATCAAGGCAGCGTACCCAGTCCCAACCAAGGCAATCGCTAAGGTCATTGACATCGTGGACAACATTGAAATCTATGTTGACCCTCAATACAACATCTCATCGAGGTAGCCATGACACTCTCACCTTACGCAGAAGGCTTTTACGCCGGTATCCGTTATCAGCGCGACAACATCCTTGACTATGTAGCGATTCATTTAGATCAGGGCTACATCCCAACAGCCGAGGACATCGTTGAGGAAATAAACGGACAATACAAAAGGGACATGAACAACCAGGTGAACGCCATGATGGATGGCAGCCTTGACAAGCTAATCAAGAACCTTGACGAGCTTGCTCACACAGTCACCAAGATAGAGCACCAAGCAAAAGAGTTGATCGCTGAGGTGACTGACAAGCCATGAAGTCAACAATCAAAGGCATAGACCTAAGCACCAGCTTTGACGCAACAGTCATTAGATACTTTGACGAGAACGCAAAGCTACTGCTCTCGAAGCACAATGACTATGGACCTACCAACATCAGCAACGCACCTGGTGGAGCTATCAACGGCCTACGAGTCAGGATGCATGACAAGTTGGCAAGGATCAACCACCTAACTGATTCCGGCAACGCACCTGAGCATGAAGCATTGAGGGATTCTTTCATTGACCTTGCAAACTACGCAATTATCGGTTTGCTAGTCCTAGACGGAGAGTGGCCTGAGAAATGATTGGATGGCGACCTAATCGCGATGAACGGCGAGCGCGGAAACTGACTATGGCTTTTGGCAGAGGCTTTGCAAAGGGCTACCAGCAAGGCGCAAAAGACATGACTGAGTATCTGACTGAGCAAGTTATCTACTCAATCAACCAGGATGCAGTCCTAAGAACGACAGTAGATGTAGACACCATTGAGCGTGTTGTTGAGATTATCGAGGCGGTGAGGGACATTGGCAAAACACAGAGCTGAGAGGCAACCCATCAACTGGCGCATCATGCGAGTTCATTGGGCATACAAGACACTAAGAGTTAGACGAGCAATAGGAAACTTCCTATGGAAGCTGGCGAGATGACACACTTTACAAATGCAGACGAGAGAGAAATCTTTGACGCTATCCTGCTACTAAAGGATGATGAGCGTGAATGGTCGAGCGAGCTTGAGGCAATACGCCGCAACCTTGCAAGACTTATGGAAAGAATCATGCAAGTCGAATGGCACTACCTTGAGCCAGAAATCGGTGACTTGGCTCTAAACTTACTGAGGGAAGCAACTGAAAGGGGCAACGATGCTAGAAGGACTAACACCACAGGTCAGGAAATCATCCTGCAAAGTAAGAACAATCTTGGAAACTCTGGACACGAAGGATCAAGCCATACTTGTAGCTGCCATAGCTAACGAATCTTGGAAAGCACCAACTCTAGCTAGAGAACTAACTGCTAGGGGTATTGCAATCAGCGAAAAGCCAATCTTGGCTCATAGACGGAAGGTTTGTAGCTGTGCTAGATAACTTGGAACCAGCACCAAAAGTAGAAACGCCTAAAGAGTACCGACCTGCCTTTGAGTTTGATGGCAACGAGGGTTGGGCGCAACTACCAGCAACATCAGGTGTACCTAGCTTTGATGACTTCCTGACCCAGCAGGGCTTTGACCCTGATGAGTTCGAGGTCACCGGCACACCACGCACATCACGCTGGCAACGCTATGACGGCGAATGGCTATCTAGCTATCGGTTTACCTTTAGGCGCAGAGTAGCAAACCTTGACCTGCCATTGCTTTACTCACAAGCCAAGAAAGCTTACAAGCCCAAGAAAGACTTCAGAACGACTTCTGAAAAGGCTTTAGTTATTCTTTGGTCCGACTTACAGGTTGGCAAGGTTGACCATCGAGGCGGCATCGAAGCCATGCTTGCCAGAGTTGAGGAAACAAAAGAAAAGCTTGTTGCCCTACTCAAAAAGGAAAAGCCAGCCAAGGTCATCTTTGTTGACTTAGGTGACACAGTAGAAGGCTTTGACAACACAGGTGGCAATCAGCTCCAGAGCAACGACCTCAGCCCAATGCAACAGGTTGACATCGCAACTACCTTAGCTTGGGACCACTTGAAGCTACTAGCGCAATACAGCAACGACATCACCTACGCATCAGTTGGCTCCAACCATTGCCAATGGCGTGTCAGGGGTAAGCAGCAAGGCACACCAACCGATGACTGGGGTATCCACATCGGGCGCACACTTGCAAGGCTGGCAAAAGAAACTGAAATGCCCATCAAGTTCTATGAACCTCAAAAGCATGACGAGTCACTAGCCATAGACATCTTTGATGACCAGTTCCACATCCTAGTTATCTGGCATGGACACC